ATGATGCCCGCACAGAACCAAACAACGACGTCCAAAACACCTCCACGCAGGCCGCGGGGAAGCGGCAGCGAATGGCAGGATCAACGAGGAACCTGGCACGCGCGCAAAGAAATCGCACCAAACCCGCGCACCGGCAAACGCCGCATGGTCGAGGCGCAGGCCCCCACCAAGACCGCCGCGCGGCAACGGCTCCAAGAAAAAATCAAAAGACTGCAGCGCGAGGGCGATATGCCCCTGGCCGGAACCCCAACGCTCGACGAATGGATGGAGCGATGGCTCAATACCATCGCGCCCAACGTCAAACCCCGCACCCTCGAAACCTACCGATCCGACTGCAACACCATCCGCAGCGTCATCGGCGGAATGCGACTCGACAGAATAACCCCCGCCACCATCGACGGAATGTGCGCCAAACTCGCCAAGGAACACCGAAGCAAAACCGTCCACAACCACTATCTCAGACTCAGGCAGGTGCTCGACGCAGCGGTCCGCGAACGCCTCATCCCATCGAACCCGGCGCTCGCCGCAACGCCGCCGCGCTACGAGTCGCAGGCCACCCAAATCCTCGAACCCGGACAGCCGGCCCAGGCGGCGCAGGCCGCACTCGACCCCAAGCGTCGCAAATACAGCCACCTGGCAGATACCGACGACGACCGCGAAATGTGGAGCCTCATGTGGAACATCATGTTCGAGACCGGCATGAGAGAGGCCGAAAGATTCGCCATCCTGCCCGAAGAGCTCGCCACCGTCGACGGCGTGCACGGAATCCAGATCATGTGGGAGCTCCAACGCTTCAGATCCGATGCAGAAGTGCCCAACTGGCTCCGCTCCCGCCATTACGAGGGATGCTTCTGGCTCGTCGAACCGAAAAGCAAGCAGGGCAACCGGTTCGTGCCCGTCAGCAACCAGACATGGCTCGGACTCTGGGCGCTCGTCGGACGCAGGCAATGCCAGCCCGGCCAGCTCATATTCACGCGCGAGGGACACCCGCTCACCAACACCGTGGAACGCCGCCGCTGGAAACGCTCTCTCGAAGACGCCGGATTGCCCTACGTCACCATCCGCAGCGCCCGCCACTTCTTCTCCACGCACCTCGCCGAAGCCGGAGCCCCGGAAGACGCGAGAAAAGCGATAATGGGCCACGCCAAAATCAGCACGACGGCCGGATACACCCACTGGTCCGCCGCAAGCCTTGCGGCGCTCGCCGACAAGGCTCGTCAGGCGGTGGGAGAATCGGCCTGATTGCGATTCTTGCGAGGCCTTCCGCCGCCCGCACCACGACCGGGGCGGGCGGCGTTCCACGCATCGATTGTCTCCGGAAGCCAGCCGCGAGTCGTGCCGATCAGTGCGTCCGGTTCCGGCAGATGATACCCCCTCGCGGCCGGATTGCTCGTGCCGATGCGCTCGCCGACCTCCTTGAGGCTGAGATATCTTGCGGTGCTCATTTCCGGCCTCCCGACAGATAGCCGAACACTCCGGCGGCCATGCCGAAGGTTCCGGCCGCGATGGCCTGACCGCCGATGGCGAGAATGAGGCACATCGCGCCACATATCAGCGAGACGAGCCTGTATGCGTTTGTTGTGTTCATGATGCTCCATGGATTAGTCTGGGGATAGGGAGCCGCAGCTCCGGATACTAGGACTATTCGGAATCTGCGGCTCTTGTACTACCGGCGAGGCCTTTGCCGTATGTGCGGCGGCTTGGGCTTCGGTGCGGGTGGTGGCTCGTTGCCTTTGGATTTCACCGCCGCGATGACTGCGGCGATTCCGACCAGCAGGGAGCCGATGGCTTCTATCGCTTTCCAGATCTCATCCATGTCTCACCTCCTTCCACTGTTCTGCTTTCGCTTGCATAATAATTATAGCTCAACTAAGTAAGTTATACAAGATGGCAGTCGCGACACGCCGGTCGAACGTTGCGGCAAGCGGCTTTATTTCTGGTGGTGCCTGAAGGGCGGCGAATTATTCCTTGATAGTAACATCTAGTGTTAAAATATTCTTTTAGAAGTTATCCAAGGGAAACGAAAGGTCATTGGCGTGACGGATATCGCGAAAATCGATGAGAAGCAGGCGGTCATGGAGGCCTTTAGTCCGCTCTGCGAGTTTCTGCCTGAATTCGTTCGAGACTGCACCGCAAACATCAAGAAGGACCTCGCCTCATATAAGCGTCTTAGCGACCGGCAGAAATCGCGAATCGCGGCATACCTCATCAACATGAACATGGCGAAGGAGTGGAAAGAATTTCATCCGGTTAGGTGGTGGGAAGTGGACAATTCGGGATTCTTCCACCTCATGCACACGCCCACGGGTGCAATCTCTTACTTCCATGCCGTTGATCCCATCACACGTGGTATGCCGTGTTCCGGTCATACGCTGGCGGGCAGGGCGCGATACAGCCAGAATGGTGCGAAGGGTGTGGGCCAGCTTATGGTCAACGTCCTTGGTCAACCCGATCTGAGCGAGGTCAAGCTCACCATCGCCTGCGACTATCTTTTTCCCGAACCGGCGTTCCTGCGCGTGTATAAGCCGATAAGCCCCGGAAAGTATGGCGCGAAAGGAAAATCGGCGTATTCGTTCCCCATCATGTCGGATGGCGGTGGCGGCCGAGGATGGATGCCGGGGTTCGACCCGGAACCAGATGACGAAATCGACATTCTGAAGGGCCTGACAATCGAAGAGAAGGTGGGTTGCTAGAGTTCAATGCGGTAAAAACAAAAGGAGAGAGACGTGAACTATAATCCGGACAGGGTCATCCTGCTCCGCCAGGTCGAACGCATGACCCAGAAAAAGCTCGCGGAAAAAACCGGCATAGCTCAAGGAACGCTCAGTAAACTGCAAAACCGGCAAATCGATTTCACCGATGAGGCCGCGCGCAGAATCTCAATGGCGACCGACTACCCGTTGTCGTTTTTCCTCGACCAGGATCAGCCCGTCCCTATTGTTGAATTGACGTATCGCCATACGTCAAGCGCATCGGTCGGAGAACTAAACGCCATTGCTGCGGAATATGCTCTGCTCCGCTCGGTTGCGCAGAAGCTATCCTCGGTGCTGAGGCTGCAACCCAAAACATCATGGATTGATGCCATAGCTCCAAGAGAAAATGAGCTGGAGCAAAGCCGCATAGAGCGCTTGGCAGACAGTACCCGCACTCATCTCGGACTCAATGAATCCGGCAGCGTCCCCAATCTCACGCGCGCCATAGAAAAAATGGGCATCGTGGTGGCACCGCTCCATGCCTTGGCCTCGAAACAGACCGCACACCTGAACAGCGACGGAGTGACGCAACCGAACTGCAAGGATATGCCGACCATCGGATACAGCGCGAAAAACAATACGGGTGACAGACTCAGATTCACCATCGCACACGAGCTCGGACACCTAATTCTGCATCGATACCGCAGACCCCAGCTCTATCGGGAAATGGAGAGGGAGGCTCACCGATTCGCCGGTGCTCTGCTCATGCCTCAAAACGACGCGAAGCTCATCATGCCACAGCGCCTCATGCTCACCGATTTGGTGCGACTCAAAGCAGGATGGGGCATGTCCATATCATCGATGATCAGTCGCGCGAGCAACCTCGGAATAATCGACGCGGACAGAACCCGATCGCTGCAAATCCAACTTAGCGCGAGAGGATGGAGGAAAGAGGAGCCTGTACACGTCGGTGACGAGCATCCGATACTACTTAAGCAAATGATTGTTGCCGGATACGGAGACCCGGCCGACCCAAATAAAGGGATAGATACGTTCAAGGCCGAAAACAGCCTCAACGTGCCATTCCGATTCCTAGACCAATGGGCGGATGGGCTCAAAGAGCAAGGAGCCTCCATGGGATTCGGCTCAAAAACATTTCGGCAAGCGGACAACTGACCGATGCTCCGAAGCCGCCCCGGCACTCGCAAGAGCGGCCGGGGCGATTCCGTATATACGGCGGTAGAATCTAAACAAGCCGCATCGAGACGGCCGAACGAACAAAGAGGTTGGAGGCATGATGCCCGGAAAACGCCAAGCTAAGCGAAAGGCGTCGATGCCCAGAACCATCGGTATGGTCATATTCCGGATTCTGGCAATCGGAGTATGGATATTCGCCCTGCTGATTTTCGTTGGCGGATTGAGCACCGATTTCCTGACATGCACCATAATCGCGCTAATCATCTCATTCATCGGATGGATGCTGTGGGTCATCGGCGACATGATCCACGACCCCGAAAAGATTCGAGCCGAACAACGCGCCGCCAGGGCCGCAAAAGACCCCAGCATCGTGCTGGACGAGGATAACGAACACGAGCGAAAACGAGCAGCCAATGGTCACTGGGACGGACGCGCAAACCACGGACATGCACAACCCAATGATGAAACATCGCCTGCGCTCGTCGGCGTCGAGGTGGAGGATGGCGAAGCGTTGGCGTCGGCTCGTCGAGAAACGGGACAAAGTTCTGCGTTGTCAAGGACGATATCGCCGTCGCCGATCATCATCCCGCCAAAAACTCTGTCAGTGTCGGCGACTCGGGAAACCGAAACCGTCTCCGGTTCATACCCTGCCACAATCTACGTCTACGACCCACGCCCCATACTCAAGCTCAAAGAGGGGCGTGCCGAAAAAATCAGCGTTGTTACCCGTCCGATAACGCTGAAAAGTCGACTTAACGGAAGGCAATGGCGCAGCGGCGTGGATGATGGGTATGCGGTCGAATACAAAGGGAAACCGTTCGGCGTTCTCTTCAACCACATCGCGGTAATCCACATTCGTGCAATCCTTGAATCTGGCGCGAAAAATGTGGAACTCGTGGCCATGCGCCAAGGATGGTACCAAACAGGCGTTCCCGAAATCTACGTCATGGTGCCAACGCTGGAAGAGGCGAAGGAAAGCGAAACTGGCAACGCCTCGCTCAAGGAATACGAACAGCGACAAGCATATGGAGCGGATGTGGTCGCCGCAACGGCAATATTCCGCGTCTCGGAGAACAACTGGAATGGTCCTAGAATTCCCGACGAAGGGTTCATCGCTTTCGAGGCCACTGTCGAACAGCTACCGGTGCCGGAAGGATCGCAGGCAAAACCGCACTTTGCACTCAAAAGCGGAGGTGTCTTGCTCTCGGAAATCACGGCGCGGTCGACGGCCGCATACTTTGCATCTGAGCCACTTGTTGGCAAGCGATTGAAAATACTCGTTAGCCGCTACTACACCAGCCTCACCATAGAGGCCTACGAGATATGACAAAATACCCCGGCGCTCATAACGAGCGACCGGGGCGTTTTGTTTATTCGGCGACTGTGGACTACTAATTATTGTGTATGGAATCTTCGGCCTTGATCCGGTCGGCCCATGCGTCGATGTCGATGTTCTCATGGTCACTCGAAGTTTCTCGGTTATCGGTAGCTTGGTAATCTTCGATGACCCCTGCGTCTTTTGTAAGGTGCTCGGCGTCGGCGATGATGGAAGAGAGCGGCATGCGCAATGCTTCCGCAATCTTCCTGAGTTGTTCATAGTCGGCGACTGTATTGAGCTCAAGGATGCGTCGGAGGGTGCCATAAGGCACTCCCGATTCGATAGCCAGTGATCGTGTCTTGAAATCACGTACGGCCATAGCTCTCTTGATTGCGATTGAAAGCGCCTTTGATTCAATCGTCGCGGTCTTCTTTCCTGTTGGCATGTGAGACATTTTACTTACATATGAAGCATTCTTGTTTCATATGAGACACGCCGTGTTTTGAAGAGCGCAATCTTGGTTTTATCATGTCTCATATGAAACAATATTTGCTTGAAAACAGGCATTTAGGGATTGCAATAAAGCAGGTCCTCAATGAGTCAGGAATGACACAAGTTATGCTCGCTGATCGGGCAGAAATTCCTCGGAACACGTTAAACCGCAAAATCAATGTCGGTGTTTTTAACTTTGACGAGCTGCGCCGCATTGCGGGCGTGACGCATCGTCCTCTGTCCTCAATCATTGCCATGGCTGAGAAGCTCGACACCGCCGAAAACACCATTCCAGCGCTCGCCGAAAGCGAGATGGCGTGATGTCATTCAGATTCACTGTCAGCCTCTTTGAAGCTGATCGGGACGCCGGGAGTCCAGATGCAGCAGACATCACGGCCATCCTCAGGAAGAGTGAACGCGAGCCCGTGGTGCTTTCCCTCTCTGACGATGGACATGAGAGTGTCCGCCATCTTCTTGAACTTCGCATCGGAGACCGGCCCGAGCCGATGTCCGTTGAAGTGAACGTACCACGATGGCGTATGACGTTCCCCGTCCCTGACCGTTTCACTGCTCGAACGTTCTTCCAATGGCTCCATTTCATTCTTCCCTTCGTTGGGCTGGTTGCTTGGTTGGCGCTTTCCAATCTAGCCCGGCGAAGGGATACCCCAGACCACAAGAAGATGTGATGGTCGAGAAGTACATCGAAACATTGCCGTTCACGGCATCCGTGTTCGTCGTGGCCTTGACAATCGTTGCCGTATTAGTGGCTGTCTTCCTTCTGTTCATGCGCCTCTTGGATGATCACCCCGTCGTGTTCGTCATCGTGATGGTCGTGATCACGTTCCTCGTATTCAATTTCCTGCTCTCATTGGGAGGAGTGGCATGATGTCCAGCAAGGATTCAATGGCGTTGGCCGTCGGTCAGGCGATGCTTGATCGTATTGCTGCGTCTGCTCCCGAGCTCAGTGGTGTAGGCGACATGGACGGTGACGTCATACCCGCCGACCCCGATGTAGACGAACCCGGCACTGGAGTTGAGCCTGTCGATGGAACGCTGGTCTTCGACTACCTTCTGCGTGAACAGCTCGTCCTTGAGCGGGATCTCGCCGAACGCGGGTACTTTATCGACGATCCTGTCCATGATGGTCTGGTCTTCGTGACGGACGAACACGTGAACGTCAGATGCTTCGTGGGGGCAGTCGTTGAGCAGGAAGACGGTCGACGATTCGCCATCGAATTCACCCCGCCATTTGTAGACCGTCTGATCCGCGGTAACGCTCAACGCCCTCTGGCTGATCGCATTCGCGTCTGCGCTTATCTCGTTCGCCTTGCCGGCAAGACGGTTGGCCTCCTCGGCGACCCCCTTCGCGTCAGCGGCGATCCTGTTGGCTTCCTGCGCAATACGGTTCGCCTTCTTCGCGAGCAGATTCGACTTGCCCGTCTGGAACAAGGCGAAGACGCCGCAACCGCCGCCAAGCAGACCGACAAATCCACCCAAACCACCGATACCCGACCAAACCCACTGCAAGAAGGAAACCAGACCACCCATAGGCACGATTCTACGGTGACAGCATCCAAGGAGGTGGCGTGATGAGTGGCCAACCTATCATCTTCGACTTCACCGTAAGCATCGGGGGCATGACCGCGCCGATCGCGCGAGTCACCCTCGACGGTGCCGGAGAACAGGGCAGCAGCCTTCTGAGCCTTCAACTGGCCGAAGACATACCTGACTTCGTCCGAAGCATGAGCAGCGCCGCCGCCGACCAGATCGGCAAAGCGCTCCTGATGGACGCCAAAACGGACGCGGGATTCCTGCCATCCATCACACTCGCCGACTATCTGCCCAAGGGGGTGACCATCGATGCGAACCCGAAAGCAAAAGCATGACGGTGAAACCATCACGCTCGCCGTCATCATGCTGCTCGCCCTCGCATGGCTGCTCACCCACGACGGCTGCGCCCACCCGATCGGCAACACCATCGCGCTCGCCGTCTACGTCGCCAGTGGCGTACTGCTCGCACTCCCGTGGGCGATGGAAAAACTTGAACCATACCTCACCGAAAGCGAGGACCAGCAATGAACGAAACCAAGATACTCGAACACGTGGCCCTCATGACCAGACTCAACGAGCAGGGAGTGCGTGCCGAAACCACGAAACAGACTCGCAAGGCGCTCGCCGACCAATACGGCGTGAGGATCCCCGTCAACCAGACACCGCTCAACGAACGTGAATCCTGGACGCTGAACTCGGCCGCGAAGGTGTGGAACATCGACTATCACGCACTGCTCATCGCCGCGAACAACGGCACTCTCACCACATTCCGTCCGCCAAGCCGACGGGGAACCAGAAGCTGGCGACGTGTCACCCGCAAGGCGATGGAGGAATTCATCGCCCAATTCGAGGAATAGGCATGCGCGACAGAATCATCCGCGTCACGGGCCTGATCCTCGCGCTCACCGGTCTGGTTCTCCTGCTGGTCGGGGCCCACGAGGGCAGGGGAGAGCCGATGCTCGGCGGCATGTACTGCTTCACCGTCGGCGTGCTGCTGCCATCCACCACATACCAGGAAGATCCAGACCAAGAAGACCAGGAAGAACCGAAGGGAGACTGATTTGGCCAAAGACCCAAGCATCTCGATCATCAGGGGCCGATTGGCCGCTGACCCGGAATACCGGACCACGGGCAACGGGATACCGGTCGTGAACCTGCGCATCCTGTCCAGCGGCTGGGAGAAGGACACGGCCGGCAATCCGGTCGATGTCACGCCCACCAGCTGGCAGTGCGAGGCATGGCGCGAACTCGCCGAGCACATCGTGGCATCGCTCGGCAAGGGAGACCAGATCATGGCCACGGTACGCCCACAGACCAGCAAGTACGAGAAACGCGACGGCGGCACCGGCTGGTCCACACGCTGGGTCATCGAAGACATCGGACCAAGCCTGCAACGCGCCACCACCGCCATCACCCGCATCCAGCGAGGCCAACACGCGACGCCGCAGCCGCCGCAGTCCGGCGAATACGGCGAATATACGGCACCAGCCAATGACCCATGGACCAATTAAGGAGCATCATGACCACGAAATACACGACCGAGGAAGTCAAGCAGCTCTACAGCATCGCCGTCGACCAAGGGTGGGACGCGCTGGAATCCAACGAAAAGATAGCGGTCGGCCGATACTGCCGCAAACACGGCATCAACCGTCCCGGCCTCGAGCCCCAGACGGCGCCATCGCCACTGCCCGAACAGGCCACCGAGACGCCGGCACCACAACCAGCCGAGGAAACGCAAAGCACGCAAACCCAGACCGAGACCGGCGCCGAACCGATCACAGGCGAACAGTATTTCAAGCATCTCGGACTGGGCCCGGCGGAGTCCGTGGAAACGGAGATCAGCAAGCTCGAAACACCCCAAATAGGCGACGCCACCGCATCCGACACCGATCTGGAACTGCTGCGCAGCGTCCGGTTCATCGAACGCTGGCCCGACGACATCGTGACCACCCCTGCGCGAACCGCCAGCAAATGGAAGCGGATCGCGCAGGCATTGCGCCGATTCCCCGACCGTCCGGCCATCGTCGCCGAAGGCAAAAGCCGTCGCCGCGCCCTCGAACTGCGCCGCCGCCTGCGCAACGCGAAATTCGTCGGCTTCCAGCCCAAGGGCTCATACCGGGTGGAAATCGCGCCCGACCGCCGCCGCAAGGACTGCTACGTCGTCATCGCGCAATATCGGGGAGCCGAACAATGAACGGCAACGACAACAACGGCCAACCGCTCGACATCATCGTGCAGGGCACGCCCATCACCAAAGGCAGCGTCCAACCATGGCGAACCAAACACGGCAAAGCGGTCAGCGTCGACGCAAGACTGCAATCCTGGGAAGCCGCGATCCGCGGCACGGCCGTCAGCATGATGACCGCCAGCGGACTCAAACCCTACGACTGCCCAATCTCCATCACCGGCGAAATCCGAGTGCCCCGAACCGACAAGCTCCACGACCTGCCCGCATGGCAGACCGCGAAAACCTCAGGAGGAGGCGACCTCGACAAACTCCAACGCGCCATCGGCGACGCGCTCCAAACCACCAACAGCCGATACCCCGGCCGAAACCGCGAGGGAGTGATCTCCAACGACAGCCGCATCATCCACTGGCAGATCAGCAAACGCTACGCCGACGAAACCCGCCCCGAAGGCGTCTACCTGACCATCCGACCCATCAGCACGCCGGAACTGCCCGACTGGCAACCCGCAACCCCAGCCGGGCGAACCATCCACGACAACCTGCAACGCCGAAGCCAACGCCTCGCCGACATGCTCCGCCAACACCCCCACGACCGAAAGGACACCACCAAGTGAGCAAACACAAGCACCGCCGCCAAACCATCGAACACCAACGACAGAAAGCCCGCCGCAAGCGCCGACCCCACACCATCAACCAGGAACCACAAAACTACGAGAACCGCGAGAACCAATGAGCACCATCATCAACACCACAGGACACACCACCGGCATCACTTTGACCGACGCCGACTGGAACACCACCCACATCGAAAACGGAGACAGCAGAATAACCATCCTCGCCCACACCGACGAATACCCCCAACTCGTCGCCGACCTCGCACTCCACCTCACCACCATCACCCCAAACCCCGGCATCCGACAAACCGCCCAAGCACTCGCCGAAGCCATCAACCAAGGAGCGTGACCCGCACGAAATGACCCCCACCATCACCCTCATCGACACCACCCGACTCAAGCCGAACCCCAACAACCCCCGCAAGAACATCGGAGACATCACCGCGCTCGCCGACAGCATCCGCGCGCACGGCATCCAGCAGGAGCTCGTGGTCACCCCGATCGCCGATTCAACCGATTACAGGGTGGTCATCGGCCACAGGAGGCTCGCCGCCTCCCAACAGGCCGGACTCGCACAGGTACCATGCCGGATCATGGAACTCTCGCCCAAGGACGAACGCGAGCTCATGGTCATCGAGAACACGCAACGCCACGACCTGACACCCATCGAGGAAGCCGACGCCTACCAGGGACTGCTCGACCTGGGCAGCAGCATCGAGAACATGGCCGAAAAGACCGGCCGCAGCACCGACTTCGTGCGCCGCCGCCTCAAAATCGCGGGCATCCCACGCCTCACCCGAGCCCTCGCCAAGGACTTCAACCAACTGTCACTATCCGACCTGGACGTGCTCGCCGAATTCCAAGGAGACGAAACCACCCAGCAGGAACTCGCACGCCAGGCCGGAACCAACAACTGGGACTGGACGGTACGCAAAGCCCGCGAGGAACGCAAGGGAACCGTGTGGATGAACAAGGCGCTCGAC